CTCGAGGGGGCATGGTCTAGTCAACGAGATGAGTGACTGGTTCGCAGCCGGGGTGGGGAACCCCTCGATGAAGAGCCTGAGGGTGAGGTCCAGCGAAGAATACGAGGACAACCCAGTAAAATAGGCTCCGGACACATCAAAGGGCACCGGCTGGTGGTTCCCGAGAATGGGGACCGGAACAAAGGCTCCGTAAGTGGCATTGGGAACTGCCTCACCAAAACCATAAACGGACACAGATCCATCCTCAGCAAGGACAGAGGACCCCATGAAAAGGGGGCACTCGCCTTGCGGATCCAGAGGAGGATTCTGCTGGCCCTTAGCCTGCCTGAAGACAATGTAGGCCCCCTCCTCGGCCTTCCTCTTGATCGAGTCAGGAATGGAGACGGCCTGCGCAACAGTGGCAGGAGGCGAACGCATCACACGGGAGACGCTGGTGCGGGGAATCGCAGTCCCAGAACTGAAATCCGCCACACTGGTGCCAACCAAACGCTGCTGCGAAGGGTGAGTGTAGTACACCACCGCACCGGACTTGTGAAGGTCCTCGGTGGTGTTCAACACCTCAAGGCCGCCACCAATCATGCGCGCCTGAGGGCCCACATAACCAGTGAGGTCAAACCCCGAAATGGCGGTCGTGGCCGCAGCATAAGGGGAGGTAGAACCACTCGGAAAAGTGGCCTGCCCAGTGGGGACAGCATGGACCATCACGGGCGCATTCCAGGGAAACCTGTTGAGCACGTTGGTCGGGGGAAGGATGCTGAAGAGACCATTGGTCTGGTCGACAAGCACCCCACTGTCCGTGACATCGCCATTCCGAGTATTGAACGCAGGGTCAATAAGCTCAGGAAGAAAGACGACGTGGGCATCCCAGGTGGCCGTGGCGGCCAACCCAGGAGGAGCCGCAATCGTGATTGTCTGGTTGAACTGCTGGACGTAAGAACGACCAGCAGCGCCATCAGGCAATCCGACAACGGGATGTTCAACATCCGGGAAAGGGTCGAGAGCCATCTTGAGATAGTTTGCACCATCCTCAGACAACCCAGCGCTCTCCTGGAGTTTGGTAAGAATATTCTTAGTGTAGGAACCACGTGACATTGCTTGTGCTTGCGGTGGGTCCAACTCAGGAATTAAAGGGGCTGGGCCATTAAGCGCCCCCTTATCCTTAAGTCGTGGCATAAAATATGCCAACTGAACCGCAGCAACGTCAGGCACCCAAGCTGAGAACTCCTCTTCGGTGACATCTCTCTTATGCGCAATAAGCCAAGTTTCAAGGCGGCCTCGCAGAGCGTCGTCAAAAATGACAATGCTCCTAATGGACGCCACCCGTTGAAACTCGTCTCTCGGTGTCTTGTATTTGGACCATGCCAGATGTGCCACGATACGCCTCTCATCAAAGAGGGGGACCATGTAAGTCTGTCCGGCCATGTTCCGCGGCAAAAACCGAGCGCTAAGAAAGTCAAAGTCTTCGACCGGAATCGTCCCCAGAGATTTAACCTCCAACGCAAAAGCGTCAGCAATCCTGGGGAAGAGTGTCTCCGGAGCAAGCTCCGGACACACAGGGTCAAAACTGTAGTCGTTGTCATCCCCATAAAGTTGGACGGCCATATGTGTATCTATGTCCTGATTAGTCCAAGTGGGGTGCGCATAAACGACTGCGTAGGTGAGGTAAATGGCCATGGCAAGGGTATCGTCGGAGGAGGTGTTAAAACCACCCGTTCCGACCCCTTGCGTCTTAAGCCAAACCTCATCATTTACCAGGCAGA